CAGACTATGCATATTCGTGGGAAAATGTAAAACCGGGCTGGCACGAAGTTATTCTGCATTTTCCAGATTATGTGACGGTTGAAAAGCACGATGAAATAATTGAATGGCTTTCTACTAATATTGGTAAATTCGAACGCCATTGCAGATGGTATTGCGAAGACGAGATTTTTAAAGTGAAGTTTAGATATGAAAGAGATTACATATGGTTCAAACTAACATGGGGATGAGATTGGCACCACTCGAAGAAGAAAAAATTCACATAGTGGATTGGCAAGCACCAACTCTCACTAAAACAAAGAAAAAAGTTTGGGAAGATGATGAGTGGAAAGACAAGTTCTTCTATAAAGTTGTTGGCACTCCAGCGATGGAATCATGGTGTAGACAACACTATGGTAGACCAGAATATCCAGGAAGGTGGCAGGTAGTCAGTGGGTATATCGTCATGGAAGATGTGATATACACTCATTGGAAGTTATGCGAGTAATTTTGGGTAAAATATAATTACTCTATACTTGACACAGAGAGCATATGTTGTTATACTGTGAACAATAGTAAAATTAGAAAGTATTAAGTGAACATATCTAAAGAATTTCAAGACTACGATGATAACGATCCCGACTTTGAGTTTCGGAAGAATCGTTGGAATTATTGGCAAAGTCTCAAGAATATTCGCAAAGATTTTATGAAAACTCGCGCTGAATTTGATGTTTATGACTTCCGCTTTCATGTGGAAGACATCTACGGAATAAAGATGTTTATCAGCGAAGGTGAGATAACTGATACATTTACCGTGATTGACGAACAAAAGTATCTTGTATTTTTAATGAAATGGAAGTGAACTAATGGCTAATCATATCATGATCGATTTTGAAACACTATCAACTGCTCCAACTTGTGTTATTCTAACTGTTGGTGCAGTGCGTTTTGATCCGCGTGGTGTTGGCGTAGTTGAGAGATTGGATCTTCGTCCAACTATCGATGAACAGACTGAAAAGTTTAATCGCACAATCAGTCAAGACACTCTTGATTGGTGGGGCAAGCAAAGTCCTGCTGCTATTGACGAAGCCATGGGCGACCGTGATCGTATTCCGTTTAGGGATTGCATGGAACAACTTGCCAAATTCTGCTGGAATCGTCAGGCAGTTTGGTCGAACGGCGCAGGATTCGATGTGGTAGTTGCAGAAAGTGCATTTAGAAATCTAGATATTAATGTTCCTTGGCCCTTCTGGACTATCAGAGATTGTCGCACAATCTATGAACTAGCCAAGGTAAGTCTCAAGGACGATGGATATGTCACAAGCCACAAGGCAGTGGAAGATGCTGAACGACAGGCAATCATCGTGCAGCGAGCCTATCAGAAGTTTATCAAGGCCGGGTTTACTCATATTAAATGATTATTAGTTCTGATATCGATATTGATCTGGCAAATCGTGACAATCTGTTGGCACTGATCGACCACATTCCTGCTTCTATGCGTAAAGTGACTCCTATTCGCAAACACGCAACTGGAGTGTACATCACAGAAGTACCTTATGACCCAGTTAATAACATGGCTGCAATTGATTACACAGAAGCAGACGACCGAGGGTATTTTAAGTTAGATTTACTCAACATGCATGTGTATTCTCAGGTTTCAGACGAGAATCATCTTAAAGAATTAATGAAGGAGCCAGATTGGAATCTGCTAAACGACAAAGCATTCGTTGAACAATTGGTTCACTTGAATAATGCGTTTAGCATCATGAGGAAGATGCCAGAGCCTATTGATTCTATTCCCAGATTGGCCATGCTTCTGGCGATTATCAGGCCGTCCAAAAAGCACCTGGTTGGCAAGTCTTGGAAAGAAATAAGCGAGACTGTCTGGGAAAAAGACGCAACTGGATACACCTTTAAGAAGGCTCACGGTATTGCATACGCGCAACTTGTTGTGGTGCATATGAATTTATTATGTGAGCAGAGACTAACCAAGATATAAATAAGTAAAATGTTATTCGATGAAAGGTAATACAAAATGAATTTAGGAAGTAAACACGCAAACTCGTTTCCGGTGAGTATCTTCATCGCTGGCGATTATGACAAGGCAGTAATTAGCGTAAGAGAGTATTGCGAAACTATTGGATATGGTGTTACAGTAACAAGAACCAAGTATGTTTATACTGGCGGAGAAGAAGAGGGAGTAATCATCGGATTGATTAACTATCCCAGATTCCCTACTGGTCCCAATGAAATCCTTAATCATGCAATTTTATTAGGCGAAAAACTATTGGTTGACTTGGATCAAGAAACATTCTCTATTCAAAATCATAGAAACACTGCTTGGTATAGCAGACGCCCTGCAGATTTGCCGCCTGTAATTGTCGAGCCAATTCCTGAGCCAATTCCTGAAGTAGTGGAAGCACCAGTTGAAGTTGTAGCAGAGATCAAGAAGAAAAAGACAAAGGGAAGTAAAAGCAAAAACAAGACTTCTACTACTGAAGTAGTAGAACCTGAAGTAGTAGAACCTGAAGTAGTAGAACCTGAAGTCGAAGTGCCGGTCGAAGTAGTTGTTGAACCTATTGTTGTCGAAGTTAAGTCACAAAATGCTCGTGCGTCGAAGAAGGCAAAGACTAGTAAGAACAAGGTTTCTACTGTCGAAGTAGTTGCGCCGCCGCCAGTCGAGGAAACTCTGACACCAGTTGATGAAGTAGTAGAACCTGTTGCTGAAGTTGTAGAACCGGTTGTCGAACCCATCATCGAAATAGTCGCGCCTCCAGTCGAAGTGATTGTACCTCCTACTGTTGTTGCTGAAGTTAAATCGAATAATCGTTGGTCGAGTACATTAAAGGGAAATAAAAATGGAACTAAGTCTTCTAAAAGAAGGTGATCCTCGTCTAAATCTACCAGGAACACCATGGGATTTCGAAAAAGATGGTGATCCAACTGAACTAGTTGCTTCTCTATGTAAGACACTACTTTCTTCCGGGGGAGTAGGGTTGGCAGCAACCCAGTGTGATGTTCAAAAGAATATCTTTGTTATGGGAAATTTTACAAGTATGTTTGCTTGTATCAACCCACAGATTGTTTCACTGTCTCCAGAGGTTGAACTCGATCTTGAAGGATGTCTGAGTTTTCCTGATCTTTGGCTAAGAGTCAAGCGCAACACTACATGCACTGTTCGTTTTCAGGCTATTAATGGCACCGTTGAAGAAACCGAATTGACGGGATTAATGGCTCGTGTATTTCTCCATGAACTGGATCATTTGTATGGAGTTACTTTTGACGAGAGATCCGGAGAATTGAGTCTGAAGATGGCTAAGAATAAGAGAATCAAAGACTCAAAGAAGAAAATTAGAGTCTAAAGAATTCTTTTTACCAGTGTGATACTCTTTCTTTTGGATCGTTTCTGATTGAAATCAGTCATACTAACAGTTGGACCGTGAATAATTTCAAGACTTTTATTGTTAAATGTTCTGATATAAGTCTTGAATACACGCCAATCATCTTTTAAGAAAATGTTGATTGGAATCGACCTATTAGATTCCCACCACCAAGTATCTCCTAATAATAAGAACTTTTCTCTTAGTTCAGGAAAAACAACCGCGCCGTAGTCATATAATGTGGTAACAGTTTCATTACGGTTCTGTATTATGCCTACATAATCTTGTTGGGCATAGGTACACACCGTGATAAACGGGTGCGCTTCGCTTAGTTTTTTAAAAAAATGATTCGATTCCATGTTACAGACTATTTACACTTTCTGCCACACAAATAATATTTTCCCAAAAAGGAAATAAATAGTCGTGCTTAATGATAAATAGTTGCATGATAACAGGATGTAATACATTGCATGGCCTATTCCACTCAAGTCTTTATTTACACTCAAAGACAAATAGTAGTACTACTGTTTGGAAATTCTCCAAGGTCTTATATGCCCCAGTACAGTAAGCCTTTAACCCTGCATCGTGGTGTAGATAATCAGATCCAGTTCCAGTTCCTAAATCAGGAACAGAAGCCGGTGGACCTCACTGGCAAATCGATAACATGCAGAGTTATTAATTCTGAAGGTAATGCTGTGCTTATTCGAAAGGCTCTTACGCCTACTCTGGCCTTGAATGGATTAGCCACTTTGGATTTAAACGCTGCCGAAATTGAAGATTTTCCTGCTCAAAAAGCATATTATTCTTTGGAAATTCCAGTAGGATCATTTGATTATCCAGTATTTGTAGATCAAAACGCAGGCGCTCGTGGTGATATGTATATCGTCAACTCAGTACTGCCAGCGTTTGTTCCATCTGCTAATGTTACTATTCCAACTGGCCAGCCATTCCCTAATATAGATTTAAATAACAATATTAACAATGTATTGTCAAATGCCAATACTTACTATAGCAGTGTTATTAATACCCAAAACAACCCAATTCTAACCTTGCAGACTTCGCTTATTGAGTACAACGGAGATGTTTCTGTATTAGGGTCATCTATCGTGGACGGAGATTGGTACATCATTCGCACTGAAGAATATGCCAATACCACTGACACTTATGGTTACACTGTTAGAGGATATCATCCATATGTCAAGATGCAGTTCACCAGCAATACTGGTGCAGTAACAAACATTTTGGCAAGATAGTTTACCGTATTTCTTGATTTAACCACATCATCCGTGTTATAATCCACTTATGTTCGATATATTAACCCTTCTTCCAGGAAAGAAAAAGCGTACCCAAGGTGGCTGGCACGGTTTTAACGCTGTGTGCTGTCATAATCGCGGACACAAAGCCGATAAACGAGGTCGCGGCGGCATTATATTCGAAGGTGATACTAATTGGACTTATAACTGCTTTAATTGCGGATTCAAGGCCAAGTTTGTGTTAGGCAAGACATTATCGATAGCCACAAAGCAGATATTGTTTTGGTGTGGCTACGACAAGGACCAAATCGATGAATGGAACTTGTACAGTCTGCGACATAAAGGATTAATTGATCTAATATCGCCAAAAAGATCAAACAAAAAATCAAAATTTGATGAGATAGGTCTGCCAGATAATGCAGTGCTGATTGACCCAACTAATATCCGCCACGCCAAGTTCGTTGCATATCTAAAAACCCGTGGTATGAAACATGATGACTATCCCTTCATGATTACTCCTGATGATCCAGGAAGAAACGCAGACAGAATCATCATTCCCTATACATTCAAGAACAAGATAGTGGGACATATCAGCAGATTTCTTGATGATCGTTTGCCAAAATACATTAAATCCCAGCAACCTGGTTATGTGTTCGGCTACGATTTTCAAAAAGCCAATCAGGAAGTCTGCATCGCGGTCGAGGGCGTATTTGACGCCTTAAGTCTGGATGCCTGTGCCATAACACACGACACAATCAGTGATGAACAGGCAGCACTTCTGATGAGTCTTCATAAACAAATCATTGTTGTGCCTGATCTGGATAAAGCAGGCTTGACCATATGCGACCGCGCACTGGAATTGGGATTCCAAGTCAGTATTCCTGAATGGGCACCTGGCATAAAAGATGCCAACGATGCTGTCGTAAAATATGGTAAACTGCCTACACTGCTAAGTATCTTACAATCAGCCACCAGAAGCAAGATCAAAGTTGACATGGCTATACGGAAATTCAATAGGAACAAGATGAATGGCTGAAATTAAAGAATATAATACCGATGTGCAAGCACTTTTTCTAAGAATGATGATTACTGACGCAGAGTTATATGCCAGAGTCATCAATATCATGAACTCAGAAAACTTTGACCGAAAGATGCGGCCAGTCGCTGAGTTTATTGTCGAACATTCTGTTAAGTACAGCGTTCTTCCAGATTCTACTCAAATCAAGGCCATCACTGGCGAAGATATCCAGGTAATTGCGGATCTAAATGAAGGCCATCATGACTGGTTTCTGGATGAATTCGAGACCTTCACTAAACGGCAAGAACTAGAACGAGTAATCATCAAAGCAGCCGATATGCTTGAAAAGGGTGACTTTGATCCAATCGAAAAGATGGTCAAGGATGCAGTGCAGATTGGCCTACAACGAGACATGGGAACCAACTATTTCGCTGATCCCAAAGAACGATTGAACCGATATTTTCATCAAGGTGGTCAAGTAAGTTCCGGTTGGCCACAACTTGATAGAATTATGTATGGTGGCATGAGTCGTGGTGAATTGAATATCTTCGCTGGTGGTTCCGGAAGTGGTAAATCTCTGCTTATGATGAATGTTGCCCTTAATTGGTTGAAACAAGGATTGACAGGAATTTACATCACATTAGAACTCTCTGAAGAACTCACTGCATTGAGAACTGATGCAATGTTAACCAATATGAGTACCAAGGACATTCGCAAAGATATCGACTCCACTGAATTAAAAGTCAAGATGGCCGCCAAGAAGATGGGCAAGTATCAAGTCAAAGGATTGCCAGCCCAGAGCAATGTAAACCAGATCAGAAGTTACATCAAAGAATTCCAGATTCAAATGGGTTTAAAAGTTGACTTTGTTATGATCGATTACCTTGACCTAGTTATGCCGGTGTCGATTAAGGTAAATCCATCGGATCAATATATTAAGGATAAATTTGTGAGCGAAGAACTGAGAAACTTGGCTAAAGAATTAAACATACTCATGGTTACCGCCTCACAGCTCAACAGGTCGGCCGTAGATGAACAGGAATTCGATCATAGTCATATCGCAGGCGGGATTTCCAAAATTAATACTGCTGACTATGTGTTCGGTATCTTTACTTCCAGATCAATGCGCGAACGAGGACAATATCAGATTCAGTGTATGAAATCTCGGAGTTCTACTGGTGTGGGTCAAAAGATTGACTTGGAGTACAATGTAGAAACTATGCGTATCACAGATGAAGATCCAGAAGGTGGGCGTAAACCACAGTCCAGCGCATCTGACATTATGAACAAAATCAGAACCACG